GATCATAACTTCCATTGTCTCCTTGAAAAGCTTTGCTGAGTCAAGAAGCTGATCTACTGTTACTGAACCGTATGATGGGTTATATGTAACCTGAAGACCATTATTTGTGTAACCTACGTTACGGTAGAACGCACCCTTTGTATCAAGAGCTGGTGCTAGTGCACCTGTTGCTGCTGTTGTGGTGTCTACCTTGTTCAAAGAATCTGTGTAAGACTCTCCAGTTTTAAATGCTGGAACTGTCTTATTCTTGTTTGCTGCAAATGCATTGAGTGTACCAGCTGGTGCTGATGCAACATAGTCTGCGCTAGTGATGTCTGTTACTGAAAGAAACAGTGGTGACGCACCAACGAGAATATTTCTAGCATTACCTGTATTTTGTGCCATGTTGTAAAACCTCCTGTTAAATAAACATATATATATATTGACTTACGTTTTAAATCTAATCAAAGCTGGCTAGGCTTTTTACCTCATTACCAATTTTACGGTATAGTCGATCAAAAGGCAACCTATATAAATCTGCCGTCGGGCCCTGTAATCCTAGCACACTTGACCTCAAGTATTATGTCTGCCGAAAGGAATCCCTGAAGTTCTTCTGAAGGGCTTATAGGTGATATTTCTACCACATGGATACTGTGAAATTTGAGCTTTTGCTCAGTGTTAAATTTATTTAAATCTTTAGCAGAGTCATCCATTCTTCTAAATAGATCTGTCATAAGGTTTCTAATCTCATATATATCTGAGACATCTGTTGAATATACGGTAAATAGGATTTTTTCACAGCATAGTAGCCAAATATCCTCGTAGGACATTCCGATCTTGTCATAGACTATATGCTTTTTCCCGCTCAAAAATTGATTTAATTCTGGCTGTTGCTGGACTGGAATAATTGGAATAATCTCCATATTTATATTGTCGCTGTAGTAATCATTTGGGTCAAATATATTTGTATTTTTTAATTCATTCCACAGGAACTTACGTAGCTCAAAGATTGAGTCTATCTTATAGTCTACACTCATAATGCTCCTCCAAATGCCGCCTGTAATTCTACATCCGCTTCTAACCTTATTTTACCAGGTGTAAAGCTATATTGCACTTTCCTGATTCCCGCTGGCGTATTAAGAGCCTTTGACATCTTGCTGTTAAATATTTGTTGAAATCCAGATGCTTTAATTGAGCTGTTAACTAATTGTCCGCCGAAATATCTTCCGTAATGTAATCTAAATTGATTACTTGAGCCACGTCCTCCAGGGCTCTTGACGGTCACAGAAGAGCCTTTAGGCATAAACACTGTTATGCCATCTAATTCGAACACAAGTCGCTCAGCGGACCTTGGGCGGATTATGATGGGCATTCCAGCTTCCATGACGGCTGCCTTGTTTGCAAATATGTACTTACTCTTTTGTTTTTTATTCTTTGATGGAACTGCGGTTTTGGATAATTTAAAATCATATCCTATTCTAAATGAAAGTCCATCTGCATCAAGTCTTTTTATTTTAAATAGCCTTGCTGTTTCTTGTCCCGTCTGATTCCACTCATACATATGGTGAAGGGCTTTGGGCTTTACTCTTGCAGATGAATCTATAAATTCACCAAAGTCTTTTTCTATTTGATTAAAGATGGTTGTTTTAAATAAATTTTTAAATGCGGCATTTGATGTTAGCCTGCCCAATACTTGTGCCTGATAATATAGAAATGCAGATACCTGTGCAACTGTTGAGTCCATTAAAAATCCTGGCGGTGAGCCCGCCATAGGCTTTTCTAATCCGCTTGAAGTTTGTAAGAGTGCAACACTAGAGTCCAATTACCTGGTTCTCCGATCTACGGGCCGAACAGTTGTAGCCCAACACTCCACCAAATGGATCAGTTATGGGCGTGGTTCCAAGTAGCTCAAAAACTGTTGGTGTCTCTGTTGGATAATTTAGCTCTGACCAAATAACATTATCTGCTGAGTCTCTGATGTTTGTAATCTTATCTCTTAAAGTTACTCTGGCTGTAGTTCTAATTTCAATATTTTCTTTATTGGTATACCTATTGCTCATTTTCTGAACATCTGAAGCGCTTGCTCCGCCACTAGTAATGATCCCCTTTGCGTAGCAATAAACAGTTTCTGAGTAAATCCATTCTTTTTTAATGGCACCCGTATTTGGATCCTGTGTGTCTTGCTGCACATATACGTCCATCTTCATATTTAGAATGGAGTCTACGAGGTTGTTCATTTTATATCAATACCATTTTGCTTATTACGTAAGGCAAAAGCAATTGATCCACATAGTTGTTCCCAGTTCCTGAGAAGGTGGCTGAGTTAAAATCAAACTGCCAGTCAAATGTCGAGATGCTTTTTATATACTTATTTCTCCATACTTTGTCCTTAGAGAAATAGTCTTTCATAAGCTCAACTGCTGCCATCTCTACTTCGTTTGGAACTCTTTCCCAGCCAAAGTATCCAGTAACCTTATATCTAGCATCTTTGTTAAAGATTCCTGAGTAGTCATTAATGGTTGGAGGGATTAATCCGTTAGCAACATATGTTACGTTGTCAAGCATGTCTGCACGATTTAACCTTACTGCAAATCCACTCTCAGCAATTTCAAATGGCATTCCTGTAAGCAGGATGTCATTTACCTCTATTGTTTGAAGAGTATTAATTTTACGAGTAAGAGGCAAAATATCGTTACCAGAACCGTAAGCAATTTCTAATGAAAGGTGGCTGTAAAATTTTTGCTGTGTATAATTTTCAATTACCTTACGAGCATATTTTTCTGCATCAACAAGCTCCTGATATGTTCTGCTGTTAGGATCATTATAGTCTGATCCTAATCCTAACCCATTAATAACTTGAGATAAGTCTACATAAGGCTTAACAACATCTATGTTTTGATCATATACTACTGAAGAGCCTTCAACTGCATATTGCCATCTTGCAATAAGTGAGCCTGGGTTTTTGGTTATATTAGGAGCATAAAAATTATAAACACCTATATCTGTATCTGATTGAACTGCAGTACCTGAGTACAGAACTGTTTGTGCTGGTACATCTGCTCTTAGCAAAGATACTGTTGGCAAGCTATCTGCGACTGCAGACTCGCCTTTCCAAAATACTCTGTGCTGTATTGGTGAGTTTGTTGCTGCTAATATTTCCATTAACTTATGTTAACGTTTAGTTGTAGAAGTCCTGAACTTCCTTTGGTGTCGCTAAACGAAAACCCTCCTCTGTATCAAAAATTTTCTGAGCATCATCTTCTGACATTGCCACGAATGGGTGTTCCTTTGTAAATGTATAATTGTGAATATCATATCGATGATTGTCTCTTGTCATCCTAACAAGAATAGTATCTTCTGGCTGAGCCTTTGGATCAAACTTTGGAAGAATTTCAATTTCTTCTGTCGCCTCTTCAATTGCTTCAATTGTACTCTGGTAAACGCTCCAGGTTACGCCTTCTTCTGATAATGCCGCGATTATGTCTTTCTTGTTTTTTAGGTTTTCTGTATCAACTGCAAAGTCGGTTGCAATTACTTTTAATTCGGCTACTTTTAATGTGTCAAATGACATATTTAGTTCTCCTCTTTCTAGGTCCTTTAATTATAGCATTGATAAATTAAAATGAAAAGCCCCCAAAATTAATTGGGGGCCTTTCTGTAGTTTAATTCTTAATTAATTAAGAAGCAACCTTAACGTTCTTTACAACGACCCAAGCGTCTGCCTGCTCGATTTGAACGCCAACACGAGTATACATTGTGTACTCGATTGTGTCCTTACGTGGCTGGAAGAAGCGGTAAACAGTAACATCACGCTTGATACCAATAACTACGTTATTTGGGAATGTCAAGTGGATATCTCCGTGTGAACCTGATGGGCTTGCGTATGTACCAGTCTGTGTCTCTGGAAGAAGTGGAACTTCAACGATTGGAATACCAAATGCGTATGGAGCAACATATCCTGCAGGACCTCCTAGAACAGGAACATCACCACGGATAATGCCAGAGGCAATATCTTGTGGAGTAACGTTCTGGATGTTCTGTGAGTTTGAGAACAAGTAATCCTGGATCAAGTTTGATCCAGCAAGGAAGCGAAGGTCTGTGCGACGTTGCTTGTACTTGCGTGGTAGAGCCTTGAGAGCTGAGTTAAATACAGCACGGGAAATTCCCGCACCTGCTGCATCGACTACACGACCAGAGGTCTTAGCCTTCTTAACTGCGCCATCAAATGACTTGTAAAGTGCATCGCTTGCAAGTGATGTATCACCGTTAAGAATAAGATCTTCGATGTCATTACCAGCTTGTGTTGCCATCAAACGTGCAATATGATCTTCAAGATCTGCACCTTCGATATTGTCTTCTAGAGACTCAGTTGAAAGTTCCCAGTCCATGCGGAGCTTCTTTGTTGTGAGAGAGATCTTTGAGAATGTTACGCCATTGTTTACGGCTGTGTTTTCTCCTTCGGATGCAAGCTTTACAAGCTTTTCTCCTACTGACATACGATCAATCTCTGTTGTGTCAGACTTCATGCGAACTGTACGTGCAACCTTACCAATTACGGTAGAATCGAACATATAGTCCAAGAATCTTGCTGATTGTTCTGGGTTTAGAAGTCCACCGTTGCCATTTTCTGAAGCAACATGAACGCCTGAACCACCTGTTGAAGAACCGAAACCTGTTGATACTGTTGTACCAGCTGCTGCGGCCTTTTCTAATAATTCATTACTCATTTTTATTTCACCTACCTTATTTTAGTTAAAGATTTCATTTACGGAACCGAGGAAAGCTCCTGACCATTTTGATTTGGATTTGGTAAATACCTCAGACCCGCCAAGGTCAGAGGACTTCTTAATTGCGGTATCGCCTTCTACGGCATCTACCTGCTTTTGAACACCTTCGATGGTGCCCTTTATTTCTGACACAGCATCACTAAGTGCGCTGTGCTTTTCTGCCAACTCAAGAATTCTAGCATCGACATTTTTGCTGAAGGCTTCAACAGATGTTTTAATTTCTGTAACCTGTGCAGCAGATGCCTCTGTAGCCTTTGTGAGTGTCTCGGAGAAAAAGCCTTTTAGATCGCCTAACATTTTTGCAAAATCAGGTTCATCAACCATAACTTCTACTGTATCGGCTGCTTTTTCAACGTTGTCGGCAGAG